GCCGGAGGGTTAAGTTGGTAGACTAGCTTTTCGGCCAGCATCACCAACCCGAAAAGCTATTTAGCACCACAAAAGTACACAAATAAACACAAATAGGTAAGAGATTTTACCCAATTAAACACGAAAAACCACATTTGTTTTGCCGTGCCTCGCCTTGCCTTGCCTAGCCTAGCCTGGCCTCGCCAAGCCATGCCGCGCCACGCCGCGCCACGCCTTGCCTGCCTCGCCTTGCCTTGCCGCGCCGTGCCAGGCCAAGCCTCGCCAAGCCTAGCCTGCCTAGCCTTGCCTTGCCTCGCCGTGCCTTGCCCTGCCTTGCCTCGCCTTGCCGTGCCCGGCCTTGCCTAGCCATGCCTGCCGTGCCTTGCCTTGCCTGCCTTGCCGAGCCTTGCCGTGCCTGGCCGTGCCGTGCCACGCCTGGCCGTGCCTGCCGTGCCGTGCCATGCCCTGCCTAGCCCTGCCAGGCCTTGCCATGCCTGCCATGCCATGCCGTGCCGTGCCACGCCGCGCCTTGCCTTGCCGTGCCACGCCACGCCGCGCCTGCCTCGCCGGGCCTTGCCCTGCCCCGCCGCGCCGTGCCGTGCCTCGCCTGCCATGATCATCTAAACACTAGCGGCCACATTTGCCGCCTTAGTGATATGTTTAGCAAGTTGCTTCATTTTTCGCTTCGTAGCGGATGGCATTTGTTTAGCGTCGGTCAGTTCATTTACTGACTTTTGCATTCCGTTCAATTGGGATTGCAACCGTTTTAAAGAATATTCCCACATCTCGGTGTCTTGCAATACTAAATCAATAGGCATATATTGGCGCTCATCGTCTTTTATCGTTAGGACGTATTCACGGCGCTCAATTTCCGCTTCCTTAATAACTATTGACCGGGTAAGAGTTCCGGCTTGGTTTTCGCGAAACTTTTGAGCCGCCACGCTATTATCCCACTCAAAAACACTGTGTAATGGATTCGATTTACTACGGGCCTCGTCTACGATCACCGCAGGCGTTAATTTTCCCCGTTCACGCCTAATTCGATCCAGTTCTTTTTTTGCCGTTGGGGCATCAACTCCGCTAACCCGATAACCGTTAATAAATTTAATAATCATATTACTTTGTTTTAATGGTGAAAAGTCCATACCCAAGGCCGTTGCTTTTTTTGCTAAACGGGCGACCTTCCCCGATCCCGACTTGCTGCCCTGCCCTTAAAAGAAGATTATAAACATCCTCGGCGGTAAATTGGCCTTGGTCAAATCTTATTCTAAGGATTGCGCCCCATTTTCTCCACATCGGACGCACGCGAATATCTGCTACTCCGGTAGCATTCCTGACGGCTAAAGATGTGGGTTCCGGCGGATTGCTTAAAATTTGTACTAAAGGCGTTCCATCTAACTCATCATATCCGTCCGCTTCAATAAAGACCGACATTCTAGCGTGAGTCATTTTAAAGCCGACCATTCGACAGGCATCAATACAGGCATTCCGAAAAGCGGCGGCGGGAATGCCGTTCCATCCATCCTCTGAAATGTGTTGAGCCTGTTTAAAGTCTTCATCAAAATCACGCGCCTTTCTTTTCTTTTTTGAAGTTGATGTGCTCCCGGCCTCCATCTTTTCTTTCATCGCTTTCATTGCTTTCTCCGTAAATCGCAACTGCATATACGGTGCAGTCCCTTCAATTTCTACGTTTAGAATCTGAAAATTAGGAGCCTCAATAGTTACAGCTCTTTTTACTTTTGACATAATTAAAATAAAAAAAACCCCCCGTGTGACGCCGGAGGGTTAGATTAGTAAAACTAGCTTTTAGGCCAGCGTCACCAACCCTAAAAGCTATTTAAGACCATAAAGGTATAAAACCTATAGATAATAAGCAAACAGGTAATAAGTTCTTACCTAAACACCCCAAAAAATATCCCAACTTGCCCCAAAATCATACAATTTGGGCATTTGGAGCAACATAACGCGGGTTTTTGTCAAAGAAGTAGACGAAACCGCCGACTTAGGCGAGAAACGGGGCCTATTGCAGCAAATGGGAACCTCCGTTGACGACATTATCAATATGTTCGGGTTCACGAAAAGTAACTCCGGGCAGACAGTAGACTCAAAAAGCGTATTGGGGCTTTCCGCTGTTTGGCGAGCTTTAACCATCCTTTCCGATTCCATTGCCTCTCTCCCTATCGAAGTGGTCCAAAAAACCGCCGAAAACACGACAATTCCTGCAATCAAGCATCCCGTAACGCGATTGCTTACAATTTCACCGTCACCACTTTTCACTCCGTACACTTGGATTCATACAATGGTGGCACACGCCGCATTGATGGGAAACGCCTACGCAATCATTAAGCGTGAACGAGTTACCAAGTACCCGAAAGAAATCTTAGTAGTGGAGCCGCACCGCGTTACAGCGCATATAATGGATGGCGACAAGCTGGTATACAAAGTCGACGGGATTAACAAAACGTATAAAGCCGCTGACATCATCCATTTTGGCGGCTTGTCCTTCACAGGCTTGGCAGGTATTAACGTGCTAGAAAGCTTATCAGATAATTTCGGTTTGGCACTCGCTAATCAGGAATACTTAGCGAAATTCTTTGCGGATGGAGCTACATTATCCGGTGTTATCAAACATCCGGGCAGGTTAGACGATAATGCAATGTTACGACTTCGCCGCTCATGGGATTCTTCCTACGGCGGTTCTAGTAATTCCGGCAAAACGGCGATACTAGAACAAGGCATGGATTATGAAGCGACCGGACTAAGCCCACAACAGGCAGCAGCCGGGGAAACCAAAAAGTTAACCATTGCGGATATATCGCGGATTTTCGGCGTACCTCAATTCTTATTGGAAGACTTAGACCGGGCAACGTTCAACAATATTGAACACTTGTCTTTGCTCTTTATTAAGCACACCATCCGGCCCTGGTGCAAACGTATTGAAGCAGAACTCAACCGCAAACTTTTTCCCTTAGACGAACAGGGCGAATATATAGCCCGCTTTGATCTGGACGATTTGTATATGTCTGATCTGGACAGCAGAGGAAAATATATAGAAACGATGATGAAATGGGGTGTACTGAGTCGAGACGAAATACGCGCACGTGAAAAATACAATCCAATTGCAGACGGGAGTGGTGCTAAGTATTTCGTGCCGATGAACATGCACGACCCCACCGAACCAAAACCGGAACCAGAAAAAAATATACCTGGTGAGGATCAATAAAACAATAGATTTCTAGCGATGAAAAATAAAGAAACAAGAACATACAATGCAGAACTACGAGCAAGCGAAGACGGTAAGACCGTCACCGGATATGCCGCAGTTTTCAATTCGATGTCTGAAGAAATGTGGGGCTTCCGGGAGCGGATCGACCCCAAAGCCTTCGACAATGCAGATATGAGCGACGTTAGAGCGCTATTCAATCACGATCCTAATATGCTTCTGGCTCGTAGCAGTTCAGGAACGTTGGCGCTAAGTGTAGACGAAAAAGGGCTTAGATATAGCTTCAAATTACCCGACACTACAGCAGGGCGCGACTTACGCGAAATGCTGAAACGTGGCGATGTAAGCCAAAGCTCTTTCGGTTTTACGATTGCAGAAGATGCTTGGGAAGAACGCAAAAACGACGCGGGAGAAGTGGTGGAAACTACAAGGATTATTACAAAGGTACACCGCCTTTTTGATGTAAGCCCGGTTACTTATCCGGCCTATCCTGACGCGACGGTAGCGATACGAAGCCGCGATAAGTGGCAGGAGAAACACAAGAAAGATTCAAAAACAGCAGTAAAAAACACGCCTTTTCGCGATCGCGCAGAGGACATGTTAATTTAATAATTTAAAACACAAAAGATGAAAAGTGTTGCAGATTTGAGGCACGAGTACCTCAATATACGCGAACAGATGCGCGATCTTATCAACCGCGCTAAAGGCGAAAGCCGGGATTTGTCCGATGAAGAAAACGGGCAATTTATGAAAATGCACGAGGATCAAGAAAAGCTTGACAAAGCCATTCAAGCCCGTAGCATTATTACAGGCATGGACGCACAGGCTCAGGGGCAAAACATTCTAGAAATGAACGTTGAACCCGAAGACACACGCAGCAACGAAGAGCAATATTTTGATGCGTTTGCCGACTTCATGAAGAACGGACAGCGGGCGAACAAACGCAGCTTGAACGTCCTTGAAAAGCGGGGTACTTCTACCATTACTACTGAAACAACAGGCGGTATTTATGGTGGCTACGCTGTACCTGAAGAACTGGACCGCGAATGGACAAAAGTTTTGAAACAATACGGCGGGATGATGTCTGCCGCGCGAGTGATCAGAACGCAAACCGGAGGAACGTGGAACCATACCTACACGGATGATACCGCGACCGCTGCTTTGCTGACAGTAGAAGCAAGTGCAACCACTTTGCAAGACTTTTCTTTCTCTCGCATTGAGTTAGGTTCTTATACCTACCGCTCTAGCGTATTGCTTTCAATGGAAGAAATTCAGGATGAGCAGGTGGGAGTAGTTGGATACCTCAACGAAATGCTAGGTATTCGGATGGGCCGCGCATTAAATACCGCCTTCACGACTGGCGACGGTTCGAGCAAACCAACCGGACTATTGGCGGCTTCAGGTGGAGCGCCAACTGGAAAGACAGCAGCTAGCGCAACGGCTATCACATCAACCGAAATTCTCGATCTGATACACAGCGTTGACCCTGCGTACCGCATGGGGCCGAACGTGCAACTGATGTTCAATGACAGCACTTTGGCAGCAATTAAGAAGCTACAACTAGGTAGCTCTGACAGCTCACCTTTGTGGGTTCCTTCGATGAGAGATGGAGAGCCCGGTACAATTTGGGGCTACCGCTACACGATTAATCAGGACATGCCGACAATTGCGACCGGGGTTAAGTCTATCGCATTTGGTGACTTTTCCTACTACGTCATTCGCGAAGTACGAACCCCAACCTTTGTACGCCTGAACGAACTGTATATGGCCAATCTTTCGCAAGGGTTTTTAGCGTTTAGTCGCTACGACGCAAAACTTATTCCTGTAGGAGCGATCAAGCTCTTAGTACAAGCGTAATGATTGACAAGGTTAACATACGATTATTGACTAGCGTGTCGGGTGTAGAAATGCATCCGGCAGGCTCGATCATTGAAACCACTGTAAAGGAAGCAACCGGGCTGATTTCTGCCGGGTTCGCTGAGTTGGTAGAAGAGATCGAAACCGCACAGAGCAAGCCTGCAAGAGCCAGGCAAACTACACGAAGAAGAACAAAGAAAAAATGAGTTGGAAAGTAACAACCGAGCCTACAAGCGAGCCACTGACGTTGACGGAGGTTAAGAACTATCTGAAGGTAGATTTCACTACCGATGACGACCTAATTACCCTGCTGATCAAGTCAGCGCGGCAATGGGTAGAACGGCATTGTAATATCGGATTGCTACCTCAAACAGTTACCGAGCTATGCGATGATTTACCAGATACTTTGTCCCGATCCCCGGTTCGTAGCGTGTTAAGTATTAGTTACAAGGACTCCGCAGGAGCTACCCAAACATGGGCAAGCGGTAACTACATAGTTGACACCTACGACGAACCGGCACGAATCCGGAAAGCGTACGGAGTTATTAAGCCTACATTGTACGACGAGATAGCGAGAGTGACGGTAGTGTACACAATTGGTTGGGATGATGCAGGAGCACTACCCGCACCGATCAAACGTGCAATGCTACTAACTATCGCAAATGCTTACGAGAATAGAGAAGATAGTATTAAGCGAATGCCAACAGCGGCAGAGTACGAACTTCAAAGCGCAGGGTATAGAATATGGCTTTTCCGATAGGCGAACATAATAACAAGAAAGAGCGCATTGGTAGAATGCGTCACCAAGTGCGATTTGTGTCACCGCACACCTCGATTGACGCGGTAGGCGGAGAAGTACATACATGGGTAACAGGGGATTCGATTTGGGCGAATGTGGATTACCAAAAAGTAGATAGTGATGACCGAATGATTGCAGACCGATACACGAACGTAACAAGCGCACTGACGACGATCCGCTACAACGCAGAAATAGAGGCACAATACCGGATGATTTTTGACGGACTGGAATGGGAAATACGATCAATCCTACCCTACTCGCATAATCGGTACATGCAGTTAGAAGTGGTGCAGTACTTAGGAGATAGCGACAGTAACGACGACGGAGGACTATTGATAGACGATAACGATTTCCCTTTGATCGACGACGACGGTACATTTTTATCGGACGATGGATGAAGCGATTAAGATAGATAAGGTTGAGTTGCAAAAGGCGCTCAAAGAATTGGACAAAGTTGCTAATCGCTTTGCAGATACAGAATGGCGGCGGGCTACGATGCAGAAAGCAAGTACAACAGTAGTGATTTCAGCCAAGGGCATAGCGATGAATAAAGGACTGAAATCAAAAAAAGTACATTATTACTATCGACTTAAACAAGGGAAAATAAAGTCAGGGGATAACTTAAAAGAACGCATAGCTATTCATCCCGGCAATCTGATTAACAGTTTGATGTACCTGAACAAAACCAAGCGGCTGAAAACACCAAATGCGGTGATAGGGCCAAAAATCAAAAGGAGGATTACATCTAAAAACATTGGCCGAAATCCGGGCAACTCTTCCGGCTACTATGCAGCGATGGCTAAGAATTACAAAAGCCGAGAAGACTTTAGGCGAGATATTATGGAACCCGCATTAGCAGCGCAAAGAAAGACGGTGCTAATTATTGTAAGCGGAGAAATAGAGAAACGAAGAAAAGCAACAACGATCCAATTAAGCTTCTGGAAATGAGTAGAAAAACACACAAGGCGGTGTATAGCATTTTGGCAAACGATTCGACCGTAACGGCGGCGTTAGGCACTAGGTTGTATCCGACATTTGTTCCAGAAAATATCAAGTTTCCCGCGCTCATCTACCGAATTACAGAGAAGCAACCGCAGGACACAAAGGATGGTGTAATAGGCAGCGTGGACACGTTGTTGATTGAGTTATACGACGAACGAGCAGAACGATTAGTCGACACAGCCGATACGATACGAACAGCGCTCGACCGCTACCGGGGAACGGTGGCAGATGTCGCAATAGATAGAACGATATACGAAGGCGCAAGTGATGAGGTTCTGATTCCCGAATTAGCACTTTTCCACTTGACGCAACAGTATAGGATCAGAGTGAAATATTAACAAAAAAAATAAACAAACATGGCACAGACCGCTGGGGTGCTTAATGGCACAGACTTTCGAATTTGGGTATCAGGCGAAGCGATAGGATATAGTACTTCCTGTAGCTTTTCGATGACTGCTGAAAAGCGCGAAACGATCCATAAGGATAATCCGGGTAGTGGCTGGACTACTTTCTCCATTGGGCAAAAGTCCGCTACGATTTCGGTGGATGCTTTCTACAATACCGATGCGAATACAGCCTATAGCGACCGGAAAGACCCGGACGACAT